ACAGCCTCAATGTTTTCATTGGTTGTTCTTTCCATTTTTTCTTTTTTCTCCTCTTTTGTTTTTTCTGTATATCTATAATATACAAACTTTTTCTTTTTGTCAACAACTTTTTTACTATTTTCTCGTTGAAAATTCATTATAAAGAAAAAAATCATCCAACTACTTGAATGATTTTTAGTCTATCTGTTAGTTCGAACAGATACGTCATTGGTGCGGATGGTCTATTTACTATATTAATTCATAAAATCTTAAGCATTTTTACGACCTAATACCACTAAAATCAGTATTTTTCCTATTTTGTTAACTTCTTGAAAATATTAAAAACTCTTCCTATTGCATTATTTACTGCATTAATTTTATATCACATCACTTACTAAAAATCAATATGACACCAGTCAATAAATTTCATATAATATTTGCTAATTCTACTACTTTTTTAAAGTCTTTCTCTTGAGATATGTATTTTAAACTATTTATACTTAACAACTTATAATATTTATGCAGTCTGTTATATTCTTTAGTTTTTCTTATTTTTAATATTTTTATCATTTGCAAGGCTTTTTTATATTCTTTTTCCATAATATCACCTCATGTTTATTATACAGTATTATGTTAATTTTGTCGTAAGAAATTTGTCGAAAAAAAAATACCACTTATAAAGTGATATTAATAACTAGTTAACTGCCTTTGTACGATGTTAACACATAACACTTACCTAGAAAATGGCGTACATAAAAGGACTTACTGTTTAACTTACACTAATTTTAGCAAAAAAAATATTCTTTGTCAACATTTTTTATAAAAAATAGTGCAATAACTAAAAATGCCTATGCTACCACATAGCACTTACCTAGAAAATGGAGGCATTTTTAGATTTACCGTTGCACTATATTCAATATTATTCCTATACTATTGTATTTTATTCGTATTTTTTATAAATTTATTTTGAGGAAATATAAATGTTGGTAATATATATCCTTTTTCTTTCATTTCTTTTATCTTATTATCATACTTCCCATTTGTTAACATATTTGAGTATAATAAATTTGAAAATATATCTGCAATTTGTATAAATACATTTTGACAAGAATCATAATATTCTACTGTTGCATTTTCTATTATTCCTGCACTTAATACTAGCTCCTGATTCAAATAATCTTCTAATGAATACTTTGAGTCTGTCTTTACATTTCTTTCATCTATATGTAAATATATTTCTTTATCATTAATATATCCTTTTTTCTTGGAATTAATTAAAAATAGTTTCAATAAATAATTAAAAGTTCTCGCTTTATTTTTTACAAATTTAGGTTCTATTAAATTATTATCTAAAACTATATATCTTATTTCAAACAAATCATTTTTACAGAAAAAATCAACAAATTTTATTTTTAATTCTTCTGTAAAACAACTTCCTTTTAATTCTATAAAATTACCTTTATCATCAAACATTTTGTGATATTTATCAGTTTCCTTTAGTTCTTCGAAATTTTTTCTAATAAACAATTTATATACTCTTCTTAATCTTTCTTTGTTTTTTGGTATCACAATTCCTACAACAAAATATCTTTTTAATCTTGTTTTAAATGGATTTATACTACCAGATTCGTCAATATACATATTTATCATGTTCAAACATCCTTTTATTTTTTAATTTGTTATATTTTAGCATGTCTTTATAGAAATTGCAAATTATAAAATTTATTTTTATTCTTATTATTTCCTTAAAATATCAGCAAAATTAACCTCTTACATTCAATTTTAAGGCGTTTTATTTTTTATTCAATATAATTACATACCTTGATTTTTAAGTCGTTTTTTATATTTTTCACTTTATGACAAAATTCGACAACATTTTCATTTTTTTGTGTGATATAGTGTAGAAAAAGGAGGCGATTTATATGGAAGAAGAATTAAAAGAAATAAATAAAAAACTAGAAAATATCATGGGTAGAAGAGAATATCCTGACTCAACCCAAGACATGGATGACATATGCGATAAATTAGACCAAATAATTGATTTATTAAAAAAGGCAGAATAATATCTGCCCTTTTATTTTACTTCTTTGTACAATAATTCAATGCAATCCATCCGCTTGGAGTTAATCCAAATCCATTTCGAACCTTTGTTACTGTTGTTACTACTCCACGTTTTAATCCATTAGTATATTGATTTCCCAGTTTCTTATTTTGATATCTTGCATTAGACGTTAATTGTTTATATCCTTTTATTTTATACCTTGTACCTGCTCCTGTTCTAACATTTAAGACACTAGCATTTACTTTGTATTTTCCTGTTGTATATTTCACACCAGAAATAGTTTTAACAATATTTTGTGTTGAAGGCATATAACTTGTTAAATAATTACTAGAAACCCATCTATTTGTTCCTACTCTACTCCAGCCCCCTCTTGTTTCATATACTAATACTGCTGTACCATACTTATAAGAATCTATTATACTTCCATTCACATTATTTCTTATATTTAATCCTATTTTAGCATTTACATATCTAGTATATGCTTGTGTTGTAACTGTTTGTTTATTTTCTTGTGTACTACCATCATATTTATATGCAAAGAAACCTTTGCAATTAGCATATTTTTTGAAGTTGTCTACACTTACATAAACTTTATTACCTTCAACTACTGCTTTTCCTCTTCTTGTAGCTGTATCAAATTTACCAGCATACAAGTATGGATCATATATTTCTATCATTCCGTTTTCAACTTTAGTTAGTAAAATAAAATGGCCACCTGTAGTAAATAATCCATTACCACAACTAGCCACAACATAATTTTGACTTTCTAATAATTGCAATGCTCTTTGAATGTCTGTTGTTTCTTGATATCCAATATTAAATGTATCTGCTACAAATCTAAAAGCACTCCAATAAGTTCCATTGCTAGCACTTCTGTATCCGTATTTTACAAATAAATCACACATTTCTGGTGGTGTTATTGTTCCATTTGTTGCTGTTACTACCATACTTGCACAAGTTGGCCCACAACCTGATGTTCCTATTGTTTGAGAATTATTTCCTACACTAGAATACATTTTATAACGCCATCTATTATCTATTTGACTATAATATGTAAGTCCTTGATAGTTTCCTAATGTAACATTGGGATATTCGCTTGTACCATTGTATGCTATTTCTCCTTGCTGTTCAAATTTTTCATCCTCAACTGTTTGCTCTTCTGCTACTGCTTTTTCTTGTTCTTCTGTTTGTACTTGTATTTCTGTAGTTGGTAAGTCTTTTACTTCTTGTTCTGTCATATCGTATGTACTAATACTGTTTTTTACTTCATTTACTACACCATTTACAATTTCGTTAGTTGAACTATTTTCATTTGCTTTGTAAAATCCCAATCCACCTAATATTCCAACTATTACTGATGAAATTATTAATATTATTTTTCTTTTTTGCTCGTTATCCATTACTTCCCCTCCTAACTTGCTTTTTCTAAATCTTCAATTCTATGATTAGCAACTTTCATTTGCTCTTCCAGCACCGGAACTCTTTGTGCAAAATTGTTATGCGCTCTTACTTCTCTTGATAGTTCCTCTAACTTAGCATCTGTTACTGCTTGTTGTGTTTCTATTTTGCTTTCTATATCTTTATTACTTTTTATATTGCTTATAAATACTCCAACTAGCGACATTCCACCCGTTATTAATGCTACTATTATACTTTCCACAGACTATACCTCCTCTTCTGTTTCTTCAACATTTTCAGTATTATTAATTCCTTTGTTTTCTTTAACTTCTTCTGTTGTGTTATCTGCAATATCCTCTTCCATTTGCATTGATTTTTCTTGTTCTTCTGCTAAATATGTTATCAATTCTTCGTAATCTTCTGCTGTTATTTTATTTTTATCTGCATAATCGCTAGCTTTTAATATTGCAAAATCTACTGTATAGATCTTATCTTTATACAAGTTGATTATAGCATTTTTAAATAATTTACTTGTATTCAATTTACTCACCTCCTAATTCGCTAATATTTGAGCTTGTAGACTGTTTAATATTGCATTTAAATTTCTTCTTGCTGTAACTTCAAAGTTTGGACTTATTTCGTCTGTACTAAATATGTTTGTTTGTCCTTCATAGCTTCTTGCATTCTTAATTTGTTTCCAAGCTTCTTTTTGTTCGTCTGTGTATTCTTCAATCTCTTCTTCAGCTAATTCGTATTCTGCTATTAAATTTTGTTTTTCTAAATACGACTTTACTTTTGAAATTCTTGTTTCAGCACTATCTTCTGTTGTAATTCCATATATGTTTTCACTTCTTATCCAAATTTGTTGAGAATATAATGCACAACCAACTGTATTTAAATTATCATTTTGCATATTTCCTAAAGAATAGAAATTTTTGAATAAATTACAAATCTTTAATGGTGTTTTATCATAATATCCTGTCGTAATACCTGCAACTGCTATATTAGCAAGAATCAATCCATTATCCTGTATTGTTACATTCCAAATATTACAATTATTATTTATTACTATTTGTTTTCTTTTATGATGTATTCCGTCTTCTGCTAGATAATCTCCTTCCATCAGTCTTTGACCTTTCTTGAATGGAAATACTATTATTTGTTGTTTATGTTCTTCACTTGTAGTTTTCTCATTGTTTCTCTCTAGTTGAAAAACCTTTAAACTTTCAACAATCGGATTAAATCCCAATCTTATATATCCATCTTCATCTAATGTAAATGCAATCTCTTTATTTGTATTTGAATTTTTAATACTTAAGAGTTTCTTGTTTTTATCATAGATTAATATATTTATCCAATTATTGATAGTAGACCAAAGTATGTAATTCCCTTTTGCTAAAAATATGTACTTATCTATTCTTCTATCTGAACTAGTAATGACATTCCCATTATTATCATAATTTCCCTGGAATAATTCTAAATCTTGATTTAAAATATTTTTGTTACATATAATTATTTCCATACTTCCAAGGCCATGTCCATTATCTAACGTTGCTTGTGTACCTTTTTCTATTTTTATACTATCAAGCATTTCTTGATATGTGACACTTCCACCCGCTATCCAAACGTACGCTAATAAGTATTTAGCTGTCGAATTTGTTTTTATTGTAAGTGAACTTGCATACATATTGCTTGTATAACCTTCAACTTGTTGCGAATAGTTTGGTTCCTCACTAGTATAAGCAAGAGCAAATCTATTTTTTGTTGCATCATACTTCTTTGAAACAGTATATGTAGTGTTCGATTTACATTTTATCCATACTGTTTTATATGTGTTTTTTATATTTCCACTTAACCCATTACTATCAATAGGTGTATCTAAAACGTTTGGATTATCCTTGTCATATAAATTTCCATTGTCCCCACCATTTCTAATCTCACTTAGAAAATCTACGGAAGGCTTATCAGGTATAAAAGCTTCATATCCTGTTTTTTCATTTTCGTTTATATAAGAAGTTTCAAAGTCTTCTACATCTGTAAATAATGAATATCTAACTTCATCAAAACTATCATCTTTTGTTATTGATAATGTACCAGTTTTTTTTATTTCATACGAAATAAACTCATTATTCTTCCAGGTTGTGAAAAAACTTCCTCCTTGTGCAATGAATATATAATAAGTAATTCCATCTTTTACTTTTAAAGAGTATGTATTCGCACGAGAATTTTCGATTACATTACCATTTCCTCCATACACTTTTCCTTTTAAAAACGGTCTAGTTATATCTAGCTTATTTTTTCCAATTGAACTTTTTTCCTGCCAGCTCTTTCCAAATATCTTAAATTCCTTAAATCTACTATCAGCTGTATCTAAAGTAACATATTCTCCACTTTCGTTTACAGTTGGAAATGCGTTTAAGTCTTCTTTTAATCTTTTGTTTTCTTCCTTTATTTCTGCATTTTCTTTTTGTAGTGATTCTATAGTTGTGTTTTGAGTTTCTTGTTCTGCTTGTATGTTTGATATATCTTGCTTATTTTTTGTATTATCTGTTTCTAGTGTTTGTATCTTTGTATTTACTTTTTCTACATATTCATCTACTTTATCCCAGTTTTGATTCAGTGCTTTATCTATATCAAATTTATTTTCATTGCTTTCTAAGGGTTTATCGTGCTTATATAATTTTAAATTCTTTGTTTCACTCATTTTCTCCTCCTATTCAACAGCCTCAACTGTTAAGTATGTAGCATTTCGGTTTCCTTTTACATTGACTTTTAAGTTATTAACATCTCCTACATTTAGTGTAAACTTATCTCCTTCTGCAACCTCAACCAAAGCTTCAGCAAACGTTACTGATTCAAATTGATTGTTCGCTTTACTTGTAATCGGTGCTAATAATGTTTCACTGTTTTGAATTAGTTTTGGAAATAAATATATCTGAGCATCTGTTAAATTTTCAAAATATATAACACCAGAAACTTTTACTTTGCTTATTCCTTTTCCTATTACTATTGCATTATTTTGTAATGTTAATTTATCTCCTACTGATATACTTTCTGTTAAAGCAACTGTCGTTGAATTACTAACTCCTTCTTGTGTTTTTGTACCATAAGCTGTCATAATATTTTTAGCCATTAATGTTTCTATTTCTTTTATTGCTTTTTGGCTATTCTCTACTACTTCATTAATAGCTGTTTGTACATTTTCTTCACTTTGTTTTAAGTTTCCACTATCTAGTGGTGTTGTTTCATCTGGTTCATCTTTCCAGCCTATTCTTGTTAATTCTACACTATTTAATTTTATTGCCATCTATCTTTCCTCCCTTATATACTCATAAATCCATAAACATTTAACAATGCTAAAACTGTTCCACTGTAAGGTGCAATTTTAACTTCACTGCTATAATAGTCAGATGTAGTGCTTGGTGGATTATTTCTTGTTTCAATTTTTAATTTGTTGACTTCCCCTGATTTTAATTCGCTAGATATATCAATTGAATGCATTGTTTCTATTTTAGTATCTTGTCTACTATTGGCCACACTTGGCGTCCAACCGTTTTCTCCAAATGCTCCCTGTATTTCTATGTACGAGTCTAAATCATTTTCTGTAAAGTTTGCATACGTTGTATCTCTTCCAGTATAATTACTTAAATCTCCCTTATATAAACCAATATTTCTACTTGTTCCAATAATTTCTACAGTTTCACTTGAATTTTCTGTTTTTTGATAACTAGCAACAATTGGTCTATGAATTAATGTAACAATTGCTCTTTCTATTGTGAAATTTTCTGGAATATCAGCTACTATTATCGTATTTGATTTTATTGCTTGTATATTGTCTCCATAATCTGCAATCCAGTATCCTATATAACCAAAAGTTCCCTGTATTGTATAATCACCAAATGAATAGTTTAATCCTTGGAATTGTAAATTACTTAAAAGTCCTTTTCCTCCAATCAATGAAGCACCATCTGCTAAAGTAATTCCTTTATCATCTATGATAACTGTTTTATTAGCTATGCTTGCATTACCTTTTTCATCTATTGAAAATCCACCGTTAACACTAGTGAATCCTTCTAATTGTAAATTTTTTGCTAGTATTTTTATTTGCTCTGGGCTTAAATTTATTGCTGATATTACTTCATCTTGTCCTACTTTTTTGCTAACTTCTAAATTAATTTCATCAGACAATAGTTTCATTTTTGAGTTAGTTTCAACACGCGGTGCATATTCTTTATTAAGTTCATTATTAAAAATATATTCTACTGTCATTTCCCAGTCTTTAAACTCTTTAATGTATATATAATTATTTCCTTTAAAAAGTTCTACTTGTAGCTCTTTTACAATTTCTTCTTTGGGTTCATTATAAATCGTTGTAATTCCATTTTGATAATCAATATATCGTAATACTTTTGCTATGCAAATTCCTTTATTCTTGTCTACTTCTATAACAAATTTATCATTTATATCATCAAATTCTCTTAATGGTTTTGATATATAAAAACTATATTCTTTCTTATAATATCCATTTGCTCTTGGAAACAATTGTAATGATGGAAATAGTGTTGAACTTGGAAGTATTGGTTTTGGAATTACTGTCCTGCTAGTTCTTCCAATTACTACTGTAATTGTTGTTCCTCCTTTTTTAGGAAACAACTTGAGTGATGGAAATAAACTACTTTTGGGATATATTCCTTTTGTTGTTTTAGCCTTAGCTTCAAATTTTAATATATTAGTAGGCAATGCATCTTCTAATAGTAATTCATTTTTACCTGTTACCTTCTTTGAAAAGTCATATATTCTACTTACTTCTTCTTGAATTTTATCTACATCTTGTTCTCTTTTAGTTAATTTTTTACTAAACTCTGTCTGTTCTTCAATTAGCTGTATTATCTTTCCTTCTGCCTGGTCTATTCTGCTTTGGACTCTTCTATTTACAACTTTTTGTGATTGCGTTTTTGTAGTTGTTTCTTGCTTTTGTTTTATTTGAATTTTGCTTGATATTTGGGCAATGAATCTTCCTTCTAGTTCCATTTCTCCTTGATAAATAACATTTTTCCCATCTATAATCATGTTGTCTCCAATATCTATTGCGGGATCTATTACTGTTTTACATTCAAAGCTATTTGCTGTTAAACCTTTTATTTTTCCATAAATTTTTTGAACTTGTTCTTCATCAACAATGTACATATTTTCTTGATTTATCCAAAGATTATTTCTTGTGTCATCTCCAAATTTAAAACTTCTTACCCCATCTTCATATGATACTTTTGAAATTTTAAATTCTTCCCCCCATTTATATTCTCCAAACATCTCTAGTGGAAGTTCTGTTTCATCTTGTCCAAATTCTCTGAAACATAATTTTCCTTCTCTATCAATACAAGCAAAACAACCAGCACTCTCTGCAATATAACTTATATATTCTCTTGCAGTTACCGTATTGTCATATACTGATACCTTTTTATCTGAATTTAAAAAAGAAGTAGAACCTAATTCTACTTCTGCTTTATTACAGATATCTTGTGCAACTTGTAAAAGTGTTGCTTCACCTTTTGATATTAATTCACTGCCATCGTAATTAAATTCAAATTTAATCATATTATCTAAAGCTTTTATTGTTATTGTATTGTCATCGTTATCTGTGTAATCATCTACATTATAAACTCCGTATTGGTATCATTTCGAAACTACTATTATTACTACTTAAACTTTTTACAGGTATTCCATTTAGTGTTCCTACTAGCATTGCATTTACTTCTGCTACTGTTAATGCATGATTTATTAATATTCCATATTCTACTTTTATTTTTGAAGGTATTAGAGGTATTTTATCTTTATATAGTTTCATTTCTATATATTGGCTTGGTGTGCCACCTAGGCAAAATTCCTCTTCGAATGCATTTCCTCCCTTTTTAAAATCAAGTATATAATCGGGATTTATTAGTACATCATCTATATAGATATTCATTGCACAAACTGGGTCTTCATATATATTTTGTTTCCACTTTTTACTTGTTTCGTACATTAACTCAACCCCTTTGCTTTATTTACTGTTGCTTTTTGCTGTGCTGTTAATTCTTTTTGCATCAAATTAAAAGACACTTTCCATTTTGATTTGGAAGTGTCTTCATCATTACCCGTCTTATGCATTTCACTTGTTCTTTTGCTCACTCTAAATTTAGCATTTTCTAGCATACCGCCTTGAACTGATGGGCATTTTACCGTAACTATCATTGGGTTTTGATATGTTGCTTGTAAAAGTTCTTCTGCTTCTTCTTCTGTTAAGTAGTCCCAACTCATTTCAAGCTTTAACATTCCTACTGCGATTGGATTATCTATTAATGCTCCTGTTACTTTTGATGTATAGCTATCGTTGTCTGTGTCTTCTATATTATCTTTATATGTAGATGGTGTTTTCATTAATTTACCATTTAGTTTCCATAACATAATTTCTATCCTCCTACTAAAGCTTCTATATCTTTTCCTGTTCTTCTTGTTCTGTCCCTTAAATCATCTAATAATATTTGTCCTAACTTTTTGTTTCCTACTTTTACTGTTAAATATATTGGCCTGTCATTGTTGTTTCTACTATAATTAGATAATACATCTTCAAATGTATCACGCATAATATTTTGCGGTGTAACAATTTCTGGATTTGTTTTAGCTCCGGAATATTCACCTGCTATTACAGTTGTTGCTTCTGTTAAAACACCACCCTTTGCTAATCTTGGTAAACTCAATGTATTTATACTTTCAACATAAACTCCTGGAATTAGATTAATAAGCCTAATTCCACCATTAATTAAACTAATTGCACTATTAATAGTTCTTTCAATTAATGAAATTACTCCATTAATTCCACTTTTTACAGCTCCACTAATTGCATTTCCTATACTTGTTCCTAAATTTGAAAATGTATTTTTTACTTTTCCCCAGATTCCACTGAAAAAGTTACCAATATTCCCAAAAATATTTCTTATACCATTATAAGCATCTTGAAATTTTTGCACTATTCCATTTTTTATATTACTTACTGCATTTTTTATATTAGATGTAATATTATTCCATATGTTTGATGCTATATTTTTTATATTGTTAAAAATATTTGAAATATTATCTTTTACGCTATTAAATATACTAATTGCTGTCTGTTTTATATTTTCCCAAATTTGCTTTATACTATCTATTAAACTTGATATTCCATTAAACAATCCTTGAACTATAAATTGTCCATATTCTGCAAAAGCAGTACTTGGTGAATGTATCCCTAAAGCGTCGCAAAATGCTGAAATAAGCGGATAAATCATGTTGTTATATATCCATTCTCCTATTCCTATTAATCCATCCACAATTCCTTTTAATAAGCCAAGCACTACATTTCCTCCACATTCTTCTATTTTTTTCAAAAAGAAATCTGCTAGCGGATGTATAATCGCCTCCAGTAAAATTGATGCGATTGTTGCTGATATTCCTCCCAACGCAGCACCAAAACTTTCACATAAATTCGATACAACTCCCGTCCAATCTATGCTAGTAACAAAAATAACTATATCTTGTCCAATTCCAGCCCAATCAATTTCTTTCAAAGCAGTACTTAATGTACTAAAGACTCCTTTTACGCCTTCACCTAAAGTTTTCCCTGCATTTGCCCAATCTATATTGTTAAAGAATCCATTTATACTATCCCCAATGGCTTTTCCAAATTGTTGCCAATTAAATGTAGTTACAAAACTATATCCAAAATAAATAATAGTATTTATACCTTGTGCAAATGTGTTTCCTACCTGCTTCCAGTCCGTTGTTGCTATAAAACCATTTAGAAACTTGGCAATATTAGTTCCTATACTTTTGGCTGTGTTTTGTATTTTATCCCAAGGTATACTGTTCATTGCTTCGTTTAATTTTTCTCCAATTGTTGCTCCAACTTTATACCAATTTCCATTTTTTATGGCATCTAATAAGTCATTTGTTGGACTTAATTTTGACAAATCTCCTATATTGGGTGAATTGGCTCCACTTCCACCGTTTCCTTCATCTCCAACATTATTGATTTCACTATGTACACTAGACAAACTTTTGCTTGTATCTTTTGAACTTTTTTGTGCACTTTTAAAAGCAGATGCACTTGCTTTAGCAAATATATTTACTCTAAATAAAGCATAAACTACTGACTGAACTGCTTTTAATAACTGATACATGCAATTTGTAGCAAATTGTATTATAGGCGCCAATGCACTTCCAATAGCATATTTCATATATTCAATATTTGCGCTTAATTGTTTTGCTTCTGCATTTTGACTTGATAACCAAGTGTGTGCTGCTCCACTTAATGCTGAATATATTGATTCCATTGAAAAAAGAGCTCCAGCATATTTTAAAATATGTCCAAGCCCATTTTTTAAGCCTCCACCCATATTTTTTATATGTCCTGTCACACTTTGAGTTATCTTTGATAAATTTTGACCAATACTTGGCATTTTACTAAAAGTATTTTTTGCACCATTCAAACTAGGTTTTACTTGTTCTATTTTTTGCTTAAAAGCTCCAAAAAAACTACTCAATTTATTTTGAATAGTTGAAGTTTTAGAAGTCTGTTGTCCTAATTCTACCATTTTAGATTTTGCACTATTTAATAATGCATTATATTTTTCAATTTCACTATTTAATTTATCACTTTGCTTTACTAAACTTTGATAATTTACATTGTTATCCAATTTTTTGTACGTTGCCTCTTTTATTTGTCTATTTCCAGCCTCTGGCATTTCTTTGATTACAGACTGATTTGTTTCGTTTCTTATCTTATCCAAAGCATTATTTGTAACATCTAGCTTTAACTGTCGACCAGTTATTTTCTTTTGTAGACTATCTATTTCTTTTTCAATTTGTGTTATTTGTTTTTGTGCATCTTTGTTATTAACTTTAATTGCTATTTTGTTGTTTTCAGAACTCTTTTTTAAGTCCTGCATCTTCTTTTTCATAAAGTTAACTGCTTGATGCAATTTATTGGTTATTGTTTTTGTATCAACTTTTGAAAAAGATTCTTGAGCTTGTTTCATTGTTTCTTTCAATGCAGGCAATATTTTTTGAAATTCTTTTAATGCCTCTTCTACTTTTGCAGTTACTACTATTTCAATTTCTTCTACTGTAATAAGCCATTCCTCCTTTCTTTAAGCATAAATAAAAAGCCTAGATTACTCTAAGCTTTCTATTTATTTTTTCTAACTCTACTCATCTTTATACAACATAATTCGTTCTACTCTTTTTTAAAACATTGATGCTTCTACAATTTTAAAAGTTGCATTTTGCATTGCGTTTAATTTATCTGATGATACATATGTAAATATATCAAAATTTTGGCTTTGCCCTGCCGCTAAATCATTTGCATAAACATAATCTTCATTAATTCTTGCACCTGATGCATCTACTGCTTCTATATGCAAGTTAAAAGATTTAGTTTCTGATGTTTTATTTGTTACTTTTACTGTTAATTTTGTGTCTTTGCTTCCATAGCTTCCATTAGTTACTTCAAAATTTCCTAATTGTGCATCTACATCATTGGCTAGAACTTCTTCTGTACTACTTCCTGTTGCTTTATCTAAATTAGCACTAACTTCATTTAAACTATCTGATAAAGCTTTTTGAGAATTAATTGTAACTACCATTGCTAGTACGCACAAAATAACACCTGCAATAGCTGGGCCTTTGCTGGCTTTTTTAATTAATGATACTATTGCTAAAATTCCTCCTATTAATCCTAAAACAAATGCTACGTTATTTACTATTGGAATAAACGAAGTACACACTCCTATAATTCCTAACACTAAACCCGCAGTTCCAAAACCACTTTTCTTCTTTTCTTCCATGAAACGTTTCCTCCTTTTATTAATTATAAAAAGAGTATATCACTTGCCAACATTAAACAGTGTCGAATTTTGTCGAAAAGTACAATTTTTTTAATTTTTTTCTGTTTTCATTATATTTCTCATCCTTCTTGTAATTTCTTCTGATGATTGTGTTTTTTGTTCTTCTTCCTTGAATAGTTCTTTGTAATTATCCCTAATTGGTACTATTTTAGGATTTCTACTCATACTATCTGCTCTTATAAGTTTATTTGTTACCGCTTCTTGTAAATTTATCTCACGTTTTAAATCATCAATTGTTTTTGCTAAATGCGTTTGGCAATATGTATTTATTTCTAAATACCTGCTATTCCAAAATTCATGTGGTTTCATGTCAAAATAATATGCTAATGGTTCTATTGCATATATTAATTCTATTAGATTTCTAGACACTTTTATGTCTTGTATTATATTATTTAAGCCATATAACCTTGAAATTGTTGTTCTGCTATTCTGCTCATTGCACTTTCTGCTGATTTTTGAACTAGCTCGTTCATATTCATTGTTGATAAAGGATTTGATGTCATTTCTTTTAATTCTTTCTTGCTCATTTTCTTTTTGAAAAAACCCTCTTCATTCAATGCCTCTGCAATATTAGAATATAAATCGCTTATTGTTATTCCTTCCGCTCTGCAATCATCTATAAAATCATATATTTCTTCTGTTGATGTAAACACACTCTCTCCTTTTTCATTTTCTGCCAATTTAAATATTATTTTTGTTAGTGCTTCTCCATCTAATATGGAATATGCTTTTACGAATGCTTCTTCAAAGTTTTTATTTTTTAGTAGATTAGCTATTTCTACTATTTTTCTTGTTTTTAGTACTAAATTTATTGTTTTGTTTTTTGTTTCTATAATCATGTTTTTCTCTCCTTTGCAAAAGAGAGAAGGCCTATTCAGCCTTCTCTGTATTTTCTTTTATTGTGCTAGTAACTTTTTTCGTTCTACTCCTAGCACTTAATGTAGAACTAGGCTGTGGGAAATCCCTTGCTTTCTTTTATTTCTGAGCTTCTATAGATTGTTAATTTTGATTTCAACATATCGTCTAAAGCTATTTCACTCATCCCAACATAACATGTACCTGTAAAATACCATGTTAATGGCTTTCCTTGTTGTGCGGCAGTATCTTCTGGTAATTGAATTGCCCAATATCCATTTGTCTTAGCAGTCTGTAATGCTTTTAATTCATCGTATTGGTCTTCTTTAAATAATATCTCTATTTCTAAATTTTCTGCTTTTTGTCTTCCTTCTGCTTGTCTTTCATCTGGAATATCTAAAGCACTATATGTTATTCCTTCTGGAGCTTTTAAAAACTCTGGTATGCTTTGTACGAAAGCCACCTGTTTTCTTGTTCCTTGTGTTTTTAAATCTTCTAATGTATCAGCATGAAATAATTTTGTCATTGTACTTGTTTTTGGGTCCATTTTAATTTCCTCCTATTATCTTATAAAATTAAAAGAGGTCGTTATTGAATTATAACGTACCTCAAATGTTATTGTTATACCGTATTTTTGCAGTATTTGGTCATATACTGTAGGGCTGGTATTTGTCCTTGTAAAATTACGTTCTTGAAGTTTCTTATCAACTTCATCTGCCATTTTCATTGCTTGACGTTGCTTTTCATTCCAACAAGTTACTGATATTTGAAATGTAGATTTAACTGGAAATGCATTCTCGGTTAAGTTTACTGACTTCAAAGGCGTATGCAATTCCAAACAAGGAAATTTACTTGTTGTTGTGGGATTTGTTAATATTTGTTTATATTTTAATGATTCTAGTTTTTCATATACTAAATCACTAAATTCTAATTCACTTAAATCTTTCATTTGCATACCTCCTTTAACATCTCATCTAATTTTTTCTTAACTATTTCTGCATTTTCATTCCTACTTTTAAAACCTGCATCGGCTATAAAATGGTTGGCTTTCATTCCATGAGCAATATAAAAATCCATACCTTGAATATTTACAACTGGGTATGGCAATGCTTTTTCAACTTTACTTACTGGAATAAACCATTCTGTATAACCACTCTCTAAAAAGTGTTTTGATTTTCCTACATGTTCCATCTCAGCATTAGCGCCTGTCCCAAAATATTCAAAAAACAAATATGAAACCCCATTACTCATAAATTTAGAAGGATCAGCATAAACTTTTCCCTTCACTTCTTTAGTAGACATATCAATCATTTCAACTAATATGCCTTCTTCATTATGTTCTTTTTCCAACCTTATAGCATAACCTCTAATGTTTTTTAATACATCTTCTGTTATTATTTTTGCAGTTTGTGGTAATTTTTGAATTATAGCATCTATATTTTTAAAATTATGTTTTACTTTTATATTACAATTGAAATTTATCATTGTATTTTCTCCATTCTATATACGTAAGTACTTCCTATTTTATTTTTGTCCAGTACTCTATACTCCGGAATAAACTTCTCTAATTTTGAGATATCTTCAAATGATATTCCATTGCCTTTTTGTATGTCATAATCTCTAGTCGTACGACCTTTATATGTACTATAATCAATTTCACCAGTAGAATTTCTATCTAACTCGTTGACATCTTGCTGCATATTTAGCCAAGCCTGTCCTTTATATTTCCATACTTTATCTGATTCTCCGTGGTTTTCTATTTCTTCATATTCTGATATATATACTTTTATTAAATCTCGTAATAACACTATTTAATTCTCCTTAAACCAGATTTTATAATGTCATTTCTTAATTTATCTATAATATCTTCAAATGATGTTGAAATAGAACCTTCATTTCGACTTGTTAAACCTTCTGCTCCTCTTGAAAGATATATTGCTTTTGTAGCTTTTTTTATGTATGGAAATAGTTTTGTGTCATCTTTTTGTCTATTAGAAATATCAGAGGCAATAGAACTTACTTCCTCATATATTTCATTTAAGACTTCTTTATCATCTTTATAATTAGATGCTAAATCTGCTATTATTTTATCTATATTGTTAGTTTCTGCCATTTCTATTGCCCCCTACTTTTAGGCCATTGAAGCAATTGTTGCTATTCCTGCTTTTTTAGCCTTATTTCCTGAATCTACTTCAACAACTACTATTTTTTGCCCCGTTGTTGCTGTAATTTCGTCTGTTCCGTTCCAAGCTGTATATCCAGATGTGCAAACTGCATCATATTCTGGCATTGTTGGATTTGCAGCTACTTTATATTTATAACTATTTCCAGATTTCAAAGCTGGTGTAACAGTTATTTTTGTTTTTTCAGTTGATGTTCCTGCTTTTGATGTTACATTTAATTCAGCAAGTTTAGCATCTGTTACATAGAATATTGTATCTTCCATTAATGCTTTTGTTCCTTTGTATAAGAAATCTTCTAATGCTACTGCATCATCAAATGGTACTTTTTCTGCTCCATATTCTGATACGTAGAATGGTTGAGCAATAGCTCCGTCCATCATTACAACAGCTTTTACGCCGTCAGGTAATCTTGTTGATTCATAAACTCTAACAGAGTCATACATTCCAATAGCTTGTTCTTTTGGATCTGTTCCATTTGGTAAATCATCAAGAATTTTCTTCATTCCTTTTCTATATTCGCTATCTACTACAATAACTAATAAATCTGACTCTATACCATCGATAAAGTCATTCTTTAAAGTTCTTGCTTTTTGTAATAAAGTATCAATTGTATCTTGTATATTATCTTTTACAGAAACTTCTGTCCCTTCTAATACTTTTACAAAAAACTCTCTATCTAAGTATCTTATAATAGCTGATTGATGATTTACTTTTCTTTTTTCAGCCATGCCATCAATGCCATAAAGTTTTACGTCTTTTCCTTGCAATTCTTCTACAATTTCTTTATCTGTATCAATAACAACTTTTACTGGTTTAGCTCTTACTTTATCGCCTTTTCCAGCAGCTCTTGCAGTACCTTTATCTTTTAATTCTGCATTTACAAATCTTTTATATTCAATTACTCCACCTTCTGGATTTCCAGAACCATTTTTGGCTTTTATTTGTTCTGACACTGCTCTTGCAGCAACATTCTCTAGTACTCCACTTAATACTTGTTTTAAATTATCCTTTGTTTTACCATCTTGTAGCATTATATTTAATGCTTCTTGTGTAATTTCTCCCATTTTTAATTCCTCCTATTTTTTAATAACTTGCTCTAGCTATTGATTTGTTTTTTTCATTATCAATGCCTAATTTTTGGGTTGGAGTATCTTCTTTTAGTCTTTCATTCACAGCTTTTTCTACAGCTTTATTAAATGCATTTGAAACTTCTTCAATTTTAGAATTAATTTCTTCTGCCTTCACTGTTTCAAAATTAAAGAACGTTAATAAAGATATATCCAATCCTTTTTCACTTGCTATTTTGGTTGCTTGTTCTTTCAATTTATAAGCATTTAATTCTGCAAGTGCTTTTTCTTTGTCTGTTCTTTCTTTCTGTGCTTGATATTCAAGCTTTTGTTCTTTGTTCATCTTTGCCAATTTTTCAGCTTCTGTTTTTTCACTGTTCATTATTTCTTCCCAGTTTGTTTTAGCTGTATTTATAGCCTTTTGAACTCTTTTATCAAATTCTGCTTGATTCTTTCCGTCTTTTAAGAAATCATCAAACGTTACAGGATTATTGTTTGTTCCTGCATTTGGATTATTTGCTCCCGCTGGTTCATTATTTGCCCCAGTATTAGCATTGTTTGGATTATTGTCTTGTCCTTCCATTTTTTACTCCTTTTGCCCCAGCCATTGCCTAAAGCCCCAGCCATTGCGAATTTGTATTCTGTTGTTCTTTATAGCCTGCAATCAGTAAAAAGGCATAAAAAAATAGACGCACGTCT